GTTTAATCAGCTAACAGCCAATGCAGATTTTAACATATTCTAACTGGCGGGAAACGCTGTGCGGCAATAGTGAGGTTTCTATTGTGCCGTTTTACTGGGGTCATGCCTATATGGCAGAGTTAAGGCCGATTGACGCCCAGTTTTTAAAACTTGTGCCGGATTATAAAGAGGCTTTGCAGGCAGCAGGCACAGGTGGGCTTGCTTGCACAGCATTATTGCGTGGCAAGATTGCTTGTTGCTTTGGCATTAACAAGCTGTGGCCGGGTGTTGCTGAAGGCTGGATGTTGACAACAGACCACGTTGCTACCGCGCCGGTATCACTTACAAAAGGCGCATACCGCTATTTCAACCTGATTGCTACCGAGATGGTATTGAAGCGGTTGCAGCTAACAGTAAATACGCAGAATGACCTTGCTGTTAGGTGGGCTGATGCGTTACAATTCACGCCAGAAGGTTTATTAAAAAGCTACGGCCCTGACGGCGCTGATTATCGAATGTATGCGAGGTATTATAAATGAGCGGATTATTTGGCGGCAGTCCTAAACCACAACAGCCAGATCCAGAATTGGTGGCTGCTCAAGAACGTCAAGAGCAAAAGGTTGAGGCTGAGGATCGCGATAGGCGCATGAAGCTAGCGGCACAGCGCCGCGCTCGATATACTGGCGGTCGTCGGATGCTGTTATCTAAAACTCGCGAAGACGCCGAGAAGGGCATCACAGAAACATTAGGGCCGGTGTAAGATATGACAAAAAGAAACCCACCAAGCAGAACCACAATTAGAGGCCAGCGGCATTTGTTGGCTTATATCACGCCAGCCGAAGCCGAGCTTCTGAAATCACGCGGTGGAACAGGTGAGTTTCATAAAGGCGTCCCATCATACCCGCCTGGGTTTGGTAATGAAAGTTCTGGCTTTGGGTCGGAGAGATCGGGCGGGGCGGCTGGTGGCTCTTCTGGCGCAAGTGGCAGCGGTCGCGGTGGTGGGTCATCCGGCGGTCGCGGTGGTGGTCGTTCTAGCGCGGGTATGGGAAGCAGCCGGGATGACGGCGGTCGCGGTTACTCTGGGCCAGACCGTGGTGGCGCTGAACAGCGCCCCGGATCAAATACGCCGCAGGGAAAGAAAGATAAAGCACAAAAGCAGATAAATAAGCAAATTGCGCTTGGCAAAAAAAATATCGACAACATGACCACAAGCGACAAAATTATTGCTGCTGCAATACCATTCGCTGGGATTAATGTAGCGCAAAACTATGCAGCCCAGTTTATGGGAAGCCGCATGAAAGACGTGTTAAGTAAAGAAGGTTCAAGGGCGGTTTATGATAGCCGCACCGGCAGAGTAAGTGGCGTTTATGATAGCCTTGGCAGGTTGACAGGTCGTGACCCCGACGCTGAAGCCCGCGAGGACAGAGAGCGAATGGGCGATGATCGCGGTGGTGGGTCGCGCCCTATCGTCAAGCCAGAAGAAGAAGAAGAAGAAGAAGAAAAAGCGACGCTTGGTAAAAAAGTTATTCGCTCAGACCTCGCAAAAGAGATTGAAGCCGAGCGGTTACGTCGCCGCAAATCTGGGATGACGCAGCTTGGCACACGCACATTATTATCAACCTCATCACGATTAGGAGCATAAATGCCAAAAGTAGTTTCCAAAGATGGTAAGACCCGGCACTTTGCTTATAGCAAGGCTGGGATGAAGGCAGCTAAAGAGTATGCCCGGCAGACTGGTGGCCGGGTAACTGAGGCTAACATGAAAACTAAAATGGCGAAGAGGAAAGATTATGCCTAAGAAAAAAGGTAAGGGTTACGGTAAATAATGGCAAAGCAAGTTTGGGATAAAAAGCGGCCAAAAGATTTGGGCAAGCCAAAGGCGTTGAGTTCTGCTAAGAGGCGCAGCGCTATGCGGGCAGCTAAAAAAGCTGGTCGGCCATATCCAAACCTCATTGATAATATGAGGGCGGCGCGTGGCTAGGTCACCGGCTTGGACACGCAGTGCAGGCAAAAACCCAAAAGGTGGTTTGAACGCTGCTGGTCGTCGTTCTGCTAAAGCGCAGGGCATGAACCTAAAAGCGCCGGTAAAGTCTGGCGACAATCCGCGCCGCGCATCATTCTTGGCTAGGATGGGTGGTATGCCAGGGCCAGAGCGTAATGAAAAGGGAGAGCCTACACGTCTGCTTTTATCGCTACGCGCTTGGGGCGCTAGCTCAAAAGCAGACGCCAAAAGAAAATCGGCAGCCATAAGTAAAAGGAACCAAGCCAGTGCATAGTGTTGAAGATATCCTAAAGCGTCACGACGTGGCGCAGCGGCGCAAAGATAACTGGCGGCAGATCTATGAAGACTGCTATGAGTTTGGCTTGCCACAGCGCAATCTTTATGATGGCTATTACGAGGGCGGTGGCTCTCCGGGGCAAAACAAAATGGTGCGCGTGTTTGATAGCACGGCCATCAATGCGACGCAGCGTTTTGCCAACCGCATCCAGTCTGGCCTGTTTCCACCCTACGCGCCTTGGTGCCGGTTAGAGCCGGGGCCAGAAATCCCAGAAGAGCGCCGCCTTGAAGCACAAACTGCGCTTGATATGTATAGCGACACAATGTTTAGCTTGCTGCGCCAGTCTAACTTTGATTTGGCTATGGGCGAATTTTTGCTTGACCTAGCTGTTGGCACTGCCGTGATGCTAGTGCAGCCCGGCGACGACATGACACCAATCCGCTTTACTGCTGTGCCACAGTATTTGGTAAGCATCGAAGAGGGCGCACACGGCAAGGTCGATAATGTGTACCGCCGGATGCGCTTGAAAGGTGAGGCTATCAAGCAGCATTGGCAAGATGCTGACATCCCAGAGCGCTTGCAGCGTATGATTGATGACAAACCGACACAAGAAATTGATCTTGTTGAGGCTACATTATATGACCCCGACAAAGGTGATTTTTGTTATCACGTTATTTGGGCTGAGGGCAAAGCTGGCTTGCTTATGCGCCGGATGAAATCATCGCCTTGGATTGTAGCGCGTTACATGAAAGTGGCAGGTGAGGTGTATGGCCGGGGGCCGTTGGTAACGGCTATTCCAGATATTAAAACGCTGAACAAGACACTAGAACTGCTGTTGAAAAATGCCAGTTTGTCAATTGCTGGTGTTTACACTGCGGCTGATGATGGCGTATTGAACCCGCAAAACATCCGCATCCAGCCGGGTGCCATTATCCCGGTTGCGCGTAACGGTGGGCCACAAGGCGAAAGCCTGCGCCAAATGCCGCGTTCTGGTGATTTTAATGTGTCGCAGATTGTGATTAATGACCTACGCATGAACGTCAAAAAGATTTTGCTTGATGACACATTGCCGCCTGACAATATGAGCGCAAGGTCTGCGACAGAAATTGCAGAACGCATGAAAGAATTGGCGCAGAACCTTGGCTCCGCTTTCGGTCGTTTGATTACAGAAACTATGGTGCCGCTGGTTGCCCGCATCCTTTATGTGATGGATGAGCGCGGTTTGATTGAGATGCCGCTGCGCGTTAATGGGCTTGAGGTTAAGGTCACGCCGGTTAGCCCAATTGCACAAGCGCAGAATATGGGCGATATCGAGAAAATTATGAACTGGGTGCAGATGTCATCAGCCCTTGGCCCAGAAGGTCAAATGGCTGTGAAGATGGGCAGCATCTCAGATTATGTGGCTGACAAGTTAGGGGTGCCAGCGGAGTTACGCACGACACCGCAAGAGCGCGAACAAATGATGCAACAGGCCGCGCAGATGATGCAGGCACAAGCGCAGGCAGAAGGTGGTGTGCCAACTGAAGGCGAGGCACCACCAGAAGGGATGGTCTAATGAACCCGGATGGTTGGGAAGGTTTACAAACCGTAAACCCCGAAATAGCAGAAAAGCAACAAGTTGATAAAGATGACATTGATCGTCTTTATTTGCGCGTGTTCGCCAGCGATGATGGGGCAAAGCTGCTCACCCATCTAAGGTCGCTGACGATAGAGCAGCCTAGCTGGTATCCTGGCGAGGATGCCAGCCACGGCTATGCTCGCGAAGGCCAGAATAGTCTGGTCAGGGAAATTGAGCGGCGTATGAAAAGAGCGAGATCACTATGAATGATACAGATGGACTGTTGGCCGAAGCCCAAGTTGAGGGCGACGATAACCAGCAGCAGGCTGAAGAGACATCAATCCCACACCAGCTACCAGACAACGAGCCGTCAGTTGATAGCGTAACCGTTGCAAAAGAAGGTGAAGAGATAGAGCTTGAAAAGCCAGAGTGGTATCCAGAAAAGTTTTGGAACGAAGACGATGGCCCGGATCTAGAGAACCTTGTCAAGTCTTACAATGAACTGCAAAAAAAGTTTAGTCAGGGCAAGCACAAATCCCCTGACAAATACGACACAGCAATTTTTGAAGAGGCTGGCATTGGTGACGATGACCCGCTTTATAATGTCTATAAAGACTGGGCAAAAGAAAATGGTGTTAGCCAAGCAGCGTTTGAACAGCTAGCTGGCACATTTATCGAAATGGCTCAGGGCGAAAGCCAGCAAGCCGAAATTTCATACAAAGAAGAATATGAGAAACTTGGCCCTAACGCTGATATCGCTATTAAGTCAATGACTGACTGGGCGTCTAGCTTAGTTCGCAAGGGCGTTTGGTCAGATGATGATTTTGAAGAGTTCAAGATTATGGGCGGCACAGCACAAGGGCTACGCGCTTTGCAAAAGATCCGCTCATATTATGGCGATAAGCCAGTGCCAATTGACGTGTCGCCAACAAGCGATGCGCCATCAAAAGAAGAGCTAATGGCAATGGTTGGCAAGCCCGAATATCAAAGCGACCCCGCCTACCGGGCGAAGGTTGAGAAGATGTTTGAAAACGTCTATGGCAAGCAAGAATATAGCGCCATTTAATGCAAGCGCGGCAGTTGTTTACAATTGCCGCGTTTTTCTATAAAATCACCCTTGACAGACAATCGGCTTTCGACCTGTCGCAAACGCTTGGGGGCGTAGCGTATATGCTCAAGCCGCAGCCCGGAAGGATACCTGCTAGGCGTCAAATCGTGTTTTAACTTTTACAAAGGATTAGGAAAATGGCAGTTGGCATTTCCAATGCTTTTGTACAGTTGTTCGATGCCGAGGTTAAGCAGGCATACCAGTCGTCACGCGCACTGGCAGGCTTAACCCGCGAGCGGGCAAATGTCGAAGGCAATCAGGTGAAGTTCCCGAAGATCGGGAAAGGCACCGCAACAGTTCGCGTTCCGCAAACTGACGTAACCCCTCTTAACGTGACCTATTCGCAGGTCACAGCAACAATGTCCGATTATATCGCTGCCGAGTACAGCGACATCTTTTCACAGCAGAAAGTCAACTTTGACGAGCGTCGTGAATTGGTGCAGGTAGTTGGTAACGCTATTGGTCGCCGTATGGATCAACTTGTTCTTGATGCCCTCAACGCATCAGCAACAACACTGACCGTTGCGACCACCATTGGTGGCGCTGGTACAAACATGAACATTGAAAAGCTGATTGAAGCAAAGAAGCTGCTTGATGCGAATAACGTACCATCTGAAGGCCGTTGCATGATCATCCACGCTAATAACTTGGCTGGTATGCTGGGCGAAACCGAAATCACAAGCGCAGACTTTGCAACAGTCAAAGCTCTAGTTTCTGGTGAGGTTGACACCTTTATGGGCTTCAAGTTCGTAACTCTTGGTGACCGTGATGAAGGTGGCTTGCCACTGCCATCAACCCGCACATGCTTTGCATTCCATAAGGATGCAATGGGTATGGGTATTGGCATGAACCAAAAGTCTGAAATCAACTATGTTCCTGAGAAAACGTCGTTCCTCGTTTCTTCAATGTTCTCCGCAGGCGCGGTTGCCATTGATGACGAAGGTATCGTCAAAATCTCTTGCACTGAATAGAAAGGAGTGTAGAAAATGGCTTTCTCTTCAGCAGGATGGAATGTTATTGGTGCAGCTAAATCTGGCAACGCACCTAGCATGTACACCTACACATCAGCAGACGCGATTGCGACTGTGAACACCGAAGGATATTTTAACGACTTGTCAGACACAGTGGCAGTTGGTGATATCATCTTTGTTCGCGATAGCGCGACACCAACAATGTCAATCGTTGTTGTTCTGTCAAACGCATCTGGTGTTGTTGATGTATCAGACGGCACGGCTGTATCAGTCGCTGACGCTGACTAACAATAGTGGGGCGGCTTATGCTGCCCCATTTCCCTATTTTGGAGTAACGAATGGCGCAGGGCGACACCAAACTATCAATATGTTCCGAGGCTCTGATCATGCTGGGCGCTGCCCCGCTTTCGTCATTTGCCACCGGCACCGATGAAGCGCAAGTGGCTGATCGTCTTTATGACGATATCCGCGATACGATCTTAATGCAGTACCCATTTAGCTGGTCTGTTAAAAAGGTAAAGCTAGGCCGTTTGGCTAGCACCCCTATTAATGAATGGAAATATACCTACGCTTTGCCGGGTGATATTCTTGGCAATCCAAAAGCTGTGTTTAATGTTGGCGCTATTGGAGCGCAGCCAGTGCGAGATTTTGAAATCTACAATCTTGGCCTTTACACAAATTATGAAGAGGTCTGGATTGATTACCAGTATCGTCCAGCAGAGGCTGTCTTCCCGCCATATTTTGTGCGTCTGTTAAAGACAGCGCTAGCTGCTGACTTTGCCGAGCCGGTAACTGACCAGCTTACTAAGGGGGATTATTACCACCAAAAAGCATATGGTGCGCCATCAGAAAATATGCGTGGTGGGCTGTTGCGTGTTTCAATAAATATTGATGGTGCTGATCGTCCAGCACAAACTATACATGAGTTTCCTATTTCTGACATAAGGTTCTAGCATGAGCCGGATTATTCAGATCCAGAATGATTTTACCAGTGGCGAGCTAGATCCAAAACTACGCGCCCGGACTGATATTGACCAGTATAGCTCTGGCCTGACCACTGCGCGTAATGTTAGCATCCAGCCGCAAGGCGGTGCAAAACGCCGTGACGGCACTAAGTTTGTTGCTGAGTTAGATGGCGGCGCAGGCACCGCAGTGCGTATGGTGCCATTTGAGTTTAGTGTATCTGACAGCTATATGCTGGTGTTCACACCCGGCAAAATGTACGTTTTTAAAGATGGCGTACAGATTACAGCAATTAACGGCGGCGGTAGCAACTTTTTGACCGTGGCTGCTGTTACTGCGTCTATATTGCCGCAGATGAACTGGGTGCAATCTGCTGATACAGTTATTGTGGTGCATGAGGATTTAGAGCCAATAAAAATTGTGCGCGGGGCTACAGACGCTAATTGGACGGCCAGCACAATTGACTTTGACCACATACCAAAATATGCGTTTGAATATGACGTTCACAGCCCGCAGTTTACAATTACCCCATCAAGCACCGTTGGCAATATTACGCTGACTGCTAGTGCGGTAACAACTGACACTGGCACGGCTCAGGGCGGCGGGGCTAATACTATAACGCTAAAATCTGCCAGCAACTTTACGCTGAACGATGAGCCAAATGGTATGTTTATTGAAATTACGTCTGGCACTGGCTCAGGCCAAAAGCGGCACGTCGAGGATTATGTTGCGTCAAGTAAATTGCTTACAGTTTATCCAGCGTGGGATACCGCGCCAAATAGCACATCCCACTATAAGATAGCCGCATTTAGCACAGCGGCTGTTGGTGAATACGCCGTTGCTGACAATGGTTTTGGCCGTGCGCGTTACGTTGAATATGTCAGCGACACAGAAATGAAAGCCTACGTTGAAATACCATTTTTTGACACTACTGGTATTACGAAAGGTGACTGGAATAGCGAACACGGTTACGAGGCGGTTTGGTCATCGACACGCGGCTGGCCGCGCAGCGTCACATTTCACGAAGGTCGGTTATATTTTGGCGGCAGCAAATCACGCCCATCAACATTGTGGGGTAGCCGCGTATCTGACTTTTTTAACTTTGACCCCGGTGAAGCACTTGATGATGCAGGTGTCGAAGCGACATTAGACACCGGCACATTTAATGCTATTGTCGATATTTACTCTGGACGCCATTTGCAGGTGTTCACAACCGGCGCTGAGTTCTATGTTCCGCAAGCGTTGGATGAGCCTATCACGCCGACAAACATGATTGTAAAGCAGCAGACAGGCTTTGGCATGAAGCCCGGCATCAGGTTGCAAAACGTGGACGGCTCAACGCTGTTTATTCAGCGACAGGGCAAAGCGCTGCAAGAGTTTATTTATAGCGACACAGTGCAGGCTTATACGTCAGCTAAGATATCGTTGCTGTCATCGCACCTGCTAAAGACGCCCGGAGAAATGGCTGTGCGTAAAGCGACAGGCACTGACGAGGGTGACCGTTTGCTAATTGTAAATGACGATGACGGCAGCATCGCTTGTTATACATTGCTGCGTAGTCAAAACGTGATTGCGCCCAGTGAGTGGACAACAGGTGGGAATTTTTTAAACATTGGCGTTGATGTTGATGACATCTATACCGTTGTAAAGCGCACAGTAAATAGCAGTGATGTTTATTATGTTGAGTTGTTTGACGCTGACACATTGCTTGATAGCGCCAAAACTGGCGGCGCTGCTGCCAGTGTAACTATGGATCATCTTGAAGGTGAAACGGTAAAGATTGTTCGTGATGGTATTATTGAGCCAGATCAGGTTGTGCCAGCAACACCCTTTACTGTGACTTTTGCTACGGCGGCTGGCACAAGCTATCAAGTTGGTCTTAACTTTACTCCAGAGGTTAAGACATTGCCGGTTGAGCCGCGCCTATCTAGCGGCTCTTTAAAAGGTTTTAAGAAGCGTATCTTTGAGGTAAATGCAGAATTATTTGAAACGCAGTCATTAACAATTGATGGCAAGTTGGTGCCGTTTAGACAATTTGGCAGTGGGGTTCTTGGTGGCGCGGTTCCTGAGTACACTGGTATCAAAACGCTACATTCTATGTTAGGTTATACATACGATGGTCAAATCACAATTGGTCAAGAGGTGCCATTGAAAATGACGCTGCTTGGCATTGATTATAAAGTGAGTGCAGGGCAATGAGTGGTGGTGGTTTAGGATTGGCGCTTGCAGGTGCCAGCGCTTTTATGCAGTACCGAGCCGGGCAGCAACAGTCTGCTGCTTTACAATCTCAGGCAGGTTACACACGCTTGCAGGCGCAACAAGAGGCGTTGAAGCAAAAGCAGCAGGCTGTTGCGGTAATGGATAACATGATAGCCACTGCCGCCACCATTAACGCATACGGCGGCATAGGCCTTGGCAACGTGGACAATTTAAAAAGAGCAGCGCGGGCAAAGGGCGTTAAAGAATTATACACCGTAAAGAATAACGAGATTATTGCTTTGCGCGGCGGCTATATGCAATCTGATCAATATATGATGCAGGCCAGCGCAGCTAGTCAAGCTGGCTTTGCTGCCGCTATCGGCACATTTGGGTCTGGGTTAATGATGAAAACGAGTATTGGCTAATGGCTAGGTTGCTACAATATAGGCCGCTTGGCGTTGGCATTGCATCGCTGCCCGGCGTTAATTTTGTTGCCACTGGAACAGCGCAAGCCAGGGTGGCGAACACGATTGCACAATCGCTCGACCAAATGTCTCGCTTTGCTTTTCAGCAATACGAGACACAGGCAAAGATTGAGGGTGCTGAGTTTGGTGCAGCTAATGCGCCAAGCGTTGTTGATCTTATTAAAGCTGAGGACGCCGAGGCTAGAAAAGCATTGCTGCCCGGCAGCACTGAAACTGTGCGCGGCAGAGCAGAGCGTCAGGCGGCGCTAAACACTGTTGCGGCTAATCTTGAAATAACAGCGCGTGATGCAATCAATCAAATAGCTGTTGAGGGTCATGTAAATTTTACAAATGTTGTTGATCTCCAAAGGCAGATTGACGGCGTTATTAATGGCTTTAGCGGCGCAATGACCGATGTTGACCCGGCGACAGGCGCTAAACTGCGCCTTGGATTGTCAACCATTGGCAATAGCGCTTACACAACCCACATCAAAATGATGGCTGAAAAAGCCGAAGAGCAAACTAAATATTTAGCTGAAAAAGGCGTAGATCAAATTATTGACCAGATAGGGCCAATGCTTATTACTAGGGCAGCGAAAAGCCCAGATGAAATGCTCGGTATTATTACCGCTGAAAAGAAAAAGCTGTTTGCTCTTGCAGACGCAACTGAAGACGCGACGTTTTTAACAAGCTCTATTGAAAACTTTGACAAGGCTGTTAGTGACGCAAAAATAAACGCTGTGGCCGAATATGTTTTGCGTGATCCTCTTAAAAATAGCCAAGAGATTTTAGATACATTAAACACCGGCAAGATGAAAATCACAGATAACGCCGTTGCAAATATTGCTATATCTCTTAACGCAGAAGAGCGGCTTGAGACCTTTAAAAGAGCAAACACAGCGGTTAACGAGGTATATGCAAGAGAGGCGCAGCAAGAAGCTAAAAGTGAGCGTGAAAGAAAAAATCAAGCAAGAGATCTGGAGACTGAGCTTGCTGGGTTTTTAATCGACGGCGGCGCTGATGATGATGTTGTCCGAGCAAAGATAGTTGAGTTGCGCGGATTAGACCCGGACAAGGCGTCAAAATATAATGATGCGTATTTTGTTAAAGGCGGCAATGACGATTTAGACACAATCTTAATTCTAGACCAAAAGGGTATGGATAAATTTCTGACTGTTGAAGATGTTTTGGACGCAAGGGCAAATAGAAAAATTACGCTAGAGAGCGCGAGAAAATATTTAACTGTAATAAAATCTAACAGAGACACCTTTAGAACGCAGGCTATTAACAAGATTAAAAGTGCGCTTGGCGTTCCTGATATTGGAATGTTGACGCTTGATGCGTCAGGCGAAAGAAGCGAGGCCGCAAAATTTGTGATGCAGGGTATGGTTGAATTAGACGCGGCTATTTTGCAAAACCCAAATCTAGATCGGATCAAATGGGCTGATGGCTTTATTGAGCGCGGCAACGTAAAAAAGCGTTTGAAGGATGAGCTATCGTCAGCGCTAGGTGTTGTTAGCAAGATTAAGCGCGATCAACTAGGTATGGGCAGCGCGAAGGCAGACACAGACGAAGACCTTGACGCAATCATATTAAAATCATCAGGCGTTTTGGAAGACAACCAAAATCATCAAGCTAATCACAACAAACTATTAGATGCGATTGCTATTGTTAAACGCAACCGGGCGGCACTTGAACAATGACCGATATAGCACAAGAAATGATGAATACTATCATCGCGGCTGAAAGCGGCGGGTCAATTGAGACTGTTCGCGACGACACCGGCAACTATCGTATGCGCCGCGTTTATGACAAGGCTATGGCTCTAGAGCAAATGCAGGCGGCTGGCGCGGGTGATTATCGCGACATCTACGCGCTGTCACAAGCAGCAGACGCGCCAATTACTGAGGCTGAGGTTACTGGTACACAACTTGGCGCAGCAGCGGGTATACCCGGCGCTATCGTGACTGGTCTGCCAGATGTTGCCGGTTTAGTTTATGGTGGTTATAAAGCAGCTACAGCAGAAGAGGGCGAGCGGTTGCAGTCGTTCTTGGATGGCTTCAGCGCTATCTCTGGCACTATTGGTTCTGAGGCTCTTGGCGGTTTGTTTGATGGGCTTGTTGATAGTTTAGATGTTAGCGATGAGGCCAAGCAAGGTTTAAAGCAAGGATACCTAGCTGGCGAGTTTGCGTCGATGGGCCTTGTCGCACCAAAAGCCGCTAAGGCCGGGGCTGGCGCTGTTGCTGATTATGCAGCAGGCGCACCAGCCCGCCTAGAAGACGCCAAGAGCGGCGTCACACTTGGTATGAATGTAGACCCTACCCAGATCGTTGATGAGGCGATTGTGGCCGGTCAAAAGCTGATGGGTAACGACGGCAAATTAATTGAGGCGCATCCAAACAGAATAGCAACAAGATTGCCAACAGCAGTTAGAGCAACAGAAAACCCCATAGATGAACCCTTGCAAATTGGTTTAGCTGAATCAAAGGCAGACCCGGTGCAATTTAAGCATAATGTTAAAATTGTCCAAGACTATCCAAACATGACTGAGGCGCAATCACAGTTGCCCCCAGAGCAAGCGTCAGAAGAGTTCATAACTCATGTTAAAGATAATTTGCTTTGGATACACGACAAGATCCCAGATGAAACAAGGCAAAGATCAAAACTATGGTATGACGGTGCGAGGGCTATAACTGACAAATGGTCTGCAAAGTATAATTTACCTGACGCATCAATAGCTGGCACTTTAGCTGCTTTGTCTCCGCAAATGGATTGGTATAAAAACGTCAGCCTTGCCGAGCGTGTTATTACAACGATGGCAAACCGTGATGTTCCTGCTAGTAAAGAGATGATTGCGTTTGCCAAACAACTCGATCCTAAAACAAAAAAACCAAAACTGGCCGAAAAGTTTCAGCCAATAGTTGACGACATGCTTGGCAAAACCTTAAACGATCTTGATAGCCCACTAAAAAGAGCTATATTTGTTCGTTTGTATGATGAGGTTAATAATCCAAGAACACACAATATTATTAGCCCAGAAGGCGATTTGATGGAAACTGTAAAGAGGGCTGACGGTTCTGAAGCTGGAACAGGTTGGGGCAGTTTTGTTGAAATAACCAAAGCTGTTGAGGCTGTTGAAAGTGGTGGGGATAAGGCTGTTCTAACGCCATTGATGGGTACGCAGCACAAAGTGCGAAGTTTTTATAACAACATTCTCGACCCTAATGGGCCTAATGGTGATGTAACAATTGACACACACGCAGTGGCCGCTGGCTTGTTAAAGCCCCTGTCAGGTCAATCAACAGAAGTGCATCACAACTTTGGCAGCGCCCCATCTATTGCACAAAGATCCGCGAACTGGAAAGGCGCAACAAAGAACTCTAGTGTTACTGGCGTTCAAGGCAATTATGGTCTTTATGCAGAAGCATATAGAAGAGCAGCACAAGAACGTGGTATTCTTCCAAGAGAAATGCAGTCAATAACTTGGGAAGCTGCTCGCGGGTTGTTCACAGATGTATATAAACGCGCCAAAAAAGATGGTGAATTTGTAAATGTTAAAGCAGTTGATGGTTTTTGGCAAAAGTACCGCAAGGGCGAAATGACTATAGATGAGGTAAGAGATGCAATCGAACAACACTCAGGGGGAATTAATTCCCCAACTTGGAAACAGTAACCCAGTTATTGAGTTGCTTAAAGAATATGGCATCCCTGTTAACAGGGAAAACTATTTAGAGTTAGCTTATCTTGGCGAGCCGCCAGAAGAGTTAAGCGCAGAAGAAGAGCTAGAACTGCCAGAACAGTTACAAAGTTAAGGAATAAACTATGGCGCGTGATCTCAGCGAAGAAATGGATGAACTGGCAAAGGCTCAACAGATGGAAGCAATTTCATTTGCTGCGCCTGATGAGGTCACGACTGAGCAAGAGGACTTAGCGCCTGTCACGCCGGAAGAGGTTGCGCAGCTTAACAACCCAGTGTCGTTGCCAGATGAGCCGGTGCAAGTCGCTAGCTTATTTGACGATGCAGTCACCGGCGCGGTTGGCTTTATAAAGCGCAGAACTGCTGCGGCTGAAAAACGTGTCACCGCTAAGATCCCCGAAAAAGATGTGCAGGTGATCGGCGGCAGCACAGTCATACGCCAAGCCAATCAAGAAGATATTGACGCGCTTGAAGGTGTGCTTGATATCACTTTTGAAAAAGGTTTGAACCTTCCAGCAATCATGAATGCGTCGGGTGATTTTGACCTCGCCGGTTATATGGCGCAAGTAAAAGAGCTAAACAAGGAATTATTTGAACGCGCTCGGCGAGGCACAATCAATTATACCTCAATGCTAGAACTAGCAGAGCAGCAAGGCGCAGATCAGGTGTTAAAGAAATGGCTAACACGTCAGCCCGGCAGAGGTGATGTGGCTGAGGATGTTCTAGCTGGCCTGATACTGGCACGAGATTTAACACGCAAAACGCAAGATGCTTTCCAACTAGCCACTGACACAGCAGAGCCTGTGGCGCGGCGTCAGGCATTTGCTAACGCCGCCCAGTACCTCACAATGGAATTTGCGATGTACTCAAATCTATCAGGCGCTGTTAGTGAAAGCGCCAGATTGATGCGGGCAATGCAGCAAGCGCAAACAGTAGGCATTGATTTGCGTCGGTCAGATGAATTGCTCAATATACTAGAAAACGAAGGCGTTAATTTTGAGCATCTTGGCAGCTTGTATTTGTCTTTGCCAGACCCAGCAGCAAAAACAAAACTGGTTAGAGGGCTGTTTCAGCGCGGCGGCGATGTTTTAACCGAGGTCTTTATTAATTCAATTCTATCAAACATAGTAACACACGCTGTAAACGTCGCTGGCAACTCAGTGTTTATGATGAGCAAGAGCGTTGAAGAAATGGTGGCTGGTGCTATTGGCAACACTGGCGTAAACAGGATTAGACCCGGCGGCGTTAATCCAAAAGACAGAGCTTATGCGCGTGATGGTTTAATTAGGCTAGAAACAATTGGAACTAGCTTTATTGACGCGCTTGTTGTGGCTGGCAAGGCATTTAAGACTGAAGAGGCCAGCGACCTTACCAGCAAAATTGACGTTAGAAACAGACGCGCTATTGGTGACACTGGCGACATTGCAGAAATATATAAACAGTTTAAAGACGGCAATGTGATGGCTGGGGCGTTGAATAGTGTCGGCACATATGTGCGGATGTCTGGCCGGTTTATGTTGGCAGAGGATGAATTTTTTAAAGCCTTTGCCTACCGAACATCAATCAAACAGCAAGCCCGCCAGCGACAGCATGATTTTTACGATAGGCTGGTTGAAGGTGGAACGCCACAAAATGAGGCGTCAGATCTGGCTGCGGCTGAGTATGTTAGGGCGCTTGAAAACCCTGATCAAAAAGCAATGGAAACAGCGCGTGAAGCTGCCCAGATATTGACGTTCCAAGGCGACTTGGGCGGCTTTGCTGGCGAGATGCAGGGCTTTATGTCTCACCCTGCCGTCAAGATATTTGGTGCGCCGTTCTTTAAAACGCCGGTCAATGTTATGAACTCGGTTGCGGAAAGATCGCCTTTAGCATTGTTGTATCCTGATGTGCGCCGGGCGTTAAAGGCTGGTGGCCGTGATGCTGATATGGCTATGGCAAAGATCTCAACAGGCTCGGCATTAATGGCCGCATTTGCGTGGATGGGCAGCGGGCTGCACTCGCCCGACAATCAAGTTATTGTTATGGGCGCTGGCCCAACAGACCCGCAAGCGCGTCAGGCTATGGAGCGCCTTGGCCTCTATCCACACACTGTTAATTTTAAAATGGATGACGGCACATATCGCGGCGTAACTTACTCGCGCCTCGACCCGCTGTCTGGTCTGTTGGCTATGTCTGCTGACTATGCATATTACGCGCAATATGAGGATGACAACAGCGTATTAGAAAACTTAACAACAGCCACAGCGCTTGGTTTGTATAACTACGCAATGCAGCAGCCATTCTTGGATGGCGTGTCGGATCTGGCCCGGATCTTAAATAACGCAGATCCTAAGTTGGCTTTTGAAGAGGCGCAGTCGTTCTTTGCTGAAAGAGCGACCACAGCCGGTCTGCAAATTATCCCGACTGTATCAGCTTTGGGCGCTGGCGTTGAGCGTGTTATGGATCCAACGGCATCAAGCACA